CAGTGCTCTTGTGAGCACTGCGTCAATGGTGAATACTTCACCGTCCTCTGTATATGCAACTACGCTCGCGGCAACAGGCCTCTACGACAGAGTATGGATCGTTCGTAAGAACTTTCCACAACCCTGCTACCGGAGAGACTAAACTCGTCAAAACGGACCAGGACTATTCGGCTCAAGTGAGGAGAAAAACCTCAGGAGAGTCGTTTGAGTTAACTGATCCGTTGAATGACAAGCCTACTCGCTCAACCTGGAATGGTTTCCAGCATTACAAATGCTGGTCCACCTTCAGTACACTGAGCAGCAGGTTCGGTATCACGGATGCTGGAGGCGTCTTCCCCACCTGGGTAGATAGCCTTCCATTCGCTGCATGCCGTAACCTGATCGCGACTAGTTGGGGCAGCGAGGGGAATCCCACTGTGGGACTCTACCCGCTGATGTTCGGTCCTGATGCACAAGGCAGATTCATTTCTGCCGTGCCGGACGAGGGTGAGATGGTGTCTATCGCTATAAAGCGATTCGCGCCCATCATCCGACCTGAGCTCCAGTCTTTTGTTTCAGCTATTGAGCTGAAAGACTTCGGATCGCTCAAGCGAACAGCAAACCGTATAGTGCAATCGGGATCTTGGCTAAAAGCTTTACAGCTAATATCCAAGCAAGTCCCGACCAGATCTCGCACGCGCCGTTTATTCAACGGCGTGCGGGGTTCACTACGGTCCCTACTCGGCTCAACGTCAGACGGTTACTTGCAGTATGCATTTAACTTGGCTCCGTTGTTGTCCGATATAGCCGGCGTCAATAGCGCGGCTAGATCCACTCATCAGAAGGTCTCGAACCTTTTGGCTAATGAGGGCAAGCTAATTAGAAGACACACGTCTTTTAATTTCGCGTCACGGTTCGACGATGTAGTCGACACCATGACAGGGTACCCGGTAATGTTCGATGCTAAATGGACGTTTCCAAGTGGGGAAGTGAGAACTTTCCCGCTCTATGGAGGCGTATCCACTGTGCGACGAACACCCGAGTACTCCCTTGCAAGGCTCAACGCAGAGATCGAGTACACGTATGACTTCGGAGATCTGACGCGTGCAAACGCGCAGCTCTTAGGTCACTTGGACTCACTTGGCATGGGTAGAAACCCCGTCAAGGATCTCTGGGAACTAGTACCGTGGAGTTTCGTAGTCGATTGGATGGTCGGCATAGGCCGATATCTTGATCGTCTTGATTCCCCGTTGCTTAAGCCTAGGATTGCGGTATACAGGTTCTGCTTCTCAACCACCGTTCATCGTTCAACTACTATCGACTTTAGTGTCGGTCCCAGAAGTGGGACGGAGTTGGACAACTGCGATGGCGGAGGAGCCGGACGATACGTAACGGTCGTTGAAAACGCGTATAAACGCGTAATCATTGATCCTAATACGGTAGTCGGAGGCCTTACAACCTCCGGTCTCAGTCCAAAGGAAGTCACTTTAGCAACCGCACTTCTGCTGTCTAGAAATAGACGACGCAGTAAGCGCTAAGTTGTTGACTTCCCCTTAACAGGCGTAACTTCACATGTCGTGAAGCCGCACCGCTGATTTGATCATCTGGTCAATAGGCGTTTAAACACGTGACTGCCGTTATGCAGTCAAATTGCATGTTACCTACTAACCTGAATACGAACGAAGTTAAAAACGCGTCGGGTACCGAAGTTGAATTCAATCGGTACACGAACGGCCCTGGTCCTCTCGTGGTTTACAAATCCACGGCGGAAGGGCCTTCTACCACACATCGCATCACTTTCTCCCATAAGGAGATAGGTGATGGTGCTGTTAAACGTCGCCGCTCGGTTGTCCGTGTCGATAAAGTTATCGACATTGATTCCGATGCCGGCAATGGCGTACAGCCCGCTAAGATCTCCGCCTACATGGTGGTTGATCTTCCCGTCGGTCTGATGGCAGACTTCAGCCAAGCAACTGAGGTAGTCGCAAACTTGATCAGTCTCGTTGCCTCTAAAGGCACCTCGACTACGATCTTGTACGACTGCTCTGGTTACGGGGCTGATGCCTTGATCAACGGCTCCCTCTGATCGCAATGATCTAGAGGGCCGGTGGTCCGCGTAGTTAGTGTCAAGCCCCTGTTCAACAGGGGCCCTTCGTCCGTTCGTACAGCGCAACAAGGTAGGTTTCGTGCTTTTGGAGGATTACCTTATGGTACCCAATAATAGCCAAAATGAGTATAGACTCATCGCCGCCTTGCTGCGTGATGTTCAAACATTACGCTGTGAGGTTTTCACTGCGCGGTCCTTGCGCCTAACGACTGAAAAGGTCGCCAAACGTATAGACCGAGAAGGGATTAGTTTTCTCACGAAAACTCTCCCCCGTCTTGGCAAAGCTCTTGACAGAGCTTTGTCAGGAGATACTGTGCTGGATGCTGAAGAGTGTGCTTTCCAAAGCATGCCCAACAGTAAGCTACCCATCTTTATGGGTGAGCTATTCCAACTGGTATTCTCTCACGACGGGCACGTGCTTCCAAGCGCGTGCACAGCTAGCATCAAACAGTTACGTCAGATATGTTACTTGTTTTACAAGTATAAACTGCCGTATACTGCCAAGCAGGAACAAAAAGTCCTTGACCAGTTTATACAAACTGAAAAGGACATATACACGTATGACAAACTATATAACAGCGTTAGCGACAAACTCGATCGCGCAAGCGACGAATTTGCCGCCCTGCACACCAAAACCAGAAGTGGATTGGTGGATACAGATAACGTTGGCAATAGTCCACGCACTAGTTCAGATGATACGGTTGATCCCCTTCATATTTTGAAGGAGGAGTTCGACATTTGGGCCGTGAAAAACGGCTTCGGTGTCGCTCCTTACAGCGAGTTTAAATACGCTGGCTGGATGAACCTGTTCACTGAACCCGCACAGTCGGCAGCTTTCGGGCTGTCGCTAACACGGGTAATCAACGCAGAACGTAATTCGCATGGGTCTGACTTCAGTCAGTGCCTGCAAAACGCTGTAGTTGATTCTAGAGAGGAACTTGGTCACGAGGAGGCGTTTGCGTCATTCGATTGGCGCAAGCAATTCTCTTGTGAGCAAGTTAGTGTCATCATACGGGCGAGGAAGCTCTTAGCAGAGCTTTTTTGTTCGTTTGATCCTACTGACATTCATCCAAGGCATGGTCCTGGAGCCGTCTCCACTAGGGAGCGACTCTGGGCCAAATTTACTTGGCGGAATGTTCCTGAGCGGATCACATCCGTTTACCCCTTAGACGCGTATTTTTACGCTTCTCTAGGGCACGTGTGTGATGCTGCCAAGGAGATTAACTCCTTAGGCTCAGTCGAAAATCCTGCACGAGTTTTGCTCGTGCCTAAGGATAGTCGGGGGCCCCGCTTGATATCCTGTGAGCCACTGGAAAACCAGTGGGTACAACAGGGGTTGGGCAGGGCCATTGTCAAACATGTTGAGTCTCACCCATTAACAAGGTGGAACGTCAACTTCACAAACCAACAGCCAAACCAGATTGGAGCATTGTTAGGCTCCATGACGGGTCGCTACGCAACTCTAGACCTTAAAGAGGCCTCAGATCGCGTCTCGGTTGGTTTAGTTCGTCTGCTGTTTCCAAGCAAGGTTTTACCTTACTTGTTGGCATGCAGGTCCTTGGCTACGGAGATGCCGAACGGCGAGTTAATTACACTCAGGAAGTACGCTCCGATGGGGTCAGCATTATGCTTCCCTGTCTTAGCGTTAACGACCTGGGCAATACTCGCAGCAAGCGCTCCAGATGCGGATACTTGCGAAGGTATCCTAGTGTATGGTGATGATGTGATCGTACCAACGGCTAATGCCGCGAACGCGATCGAACAACTCGAATCGTTTGGTTTAAAAGTAAACCGCGATAAGAGCTGCGTCAGAGGATTCTTTAGAGAATCATGTGGCATGGATGCCTATAAAGGCATTCCCGTGACACCGTTACGTTTCCGTAACGTCTGGCCATCGCACCGTGACCCTCATGCACTCACCTCATGGGTCGCTTATGCGAACTCCATGTGGGACTTGCAGCACAAACACGTATACGAACTCATCGTGAACAAGCTTCTAGAGCTGTTCGGTGAGTTACCGTGCGATGATATGGGACTTAGCGTCCCGTCATCGTTGCGTTATGTGCCGGAAGACAGAAAACCCCAACGGACCAGGATCAACAAAGCCCTCCAAAAGAGGGAAACGTTGGTTTGGGACGTTAAGGCGGTCACCACTATGAAGACCATTGACGGATGGAAGATGCTTCTTCGCTATTTTAGCGAAGGAACATCCGACACTCCGTTTGGTGGCGTTTCATATGATAGTGCTCTCGGAAGATATACTTCCGATTCTACAATGGCTGAACCGAAGGTTGACCGGATTCCCACGCTTCATTGCGTTGATCCAGAAGCCGACGGCAATGTGTTACTCAAGGTTTCATACCATGAGAACCCTACAGCCATGTCCGTGAGTTCATACACGAAAC